GCCCATGATCTTGAGTTTGGGTTCAGCAAACCTCACACCCTCAATATCCCATGCATTCAGGATATAACGCTTCTTGGCAGTCCAGATGCCACGTTCAGCGATGGTCTCTCGCTTCATGAACATCTTCTGCTCGTACGCATTTACGTACGTCGAAAGTTCCTGATAGCATTTCGATATGTAGGGTTCAAATCGCTTCTCGCAGGCATCATTGATGAAGTCAACAATCCTCTCTTTAGAAACTTTTTGTACATCAAATACACTGCTGACAAGTAGATCAAGACACAGATAGATACTGTCAGTATCGGAAGCAATAACATAGTCATGGTCCTCAGTTTTGAGCAGTTTGTTCAGGTATTCGTTCATCCGGTTCTCAATCCAGCGAATACTGAACTGACCACCCAGAGTGATTGCCTCAGCGTTCTCTAGTTTGTAGTACCGGAAGTAGTTGTTGCCAATAGCACCATAGGCAGAGTTGAGTTGGATCTTTTTTGCCATCTGGATGTTGTTACACCTGGCAATCTCCTTCTCAAGCGCCTTAGTAGGGGTCTTTTCGTACTCCTTCTTCGCCTGGAGCATCTTTTTCTTGAACACCACCCGCTCACTGTAGATTTTGTCCATCAATTTGGGCAAAAATCCACGTGTTTTGGTGGTGAACATGGCACCGTTGGGACACACGGTGGTGTCCTCCAGACCAGACAGGTCTACCTCCTTATTGAGGAGTTTATCGACACTGACAGAGGGATATCTCTCATCCAACAGCGTCTCCGGAGAGATGTTGTACTGCATGATGAGGTGTGGATACAGTGAGTTCAAGTCAAAACTCACAACCCAGTCATAAAGACCAGGTTTTGGTTCTTTTACGTAAGCACCAGCGTACTTTTCGTTCTTTACCTCGTCTGCCTTGGGTGGGATGACGATGCCCTTCTTCTTCAGGTCGTTGTAGATGATCATGTCCCACATCCGGACCTGATAAAACACGTCTGTGAAGTTCACCTTGGCGTCATATGCCATGGTGACAGCGAGTTCAATCAGTTTCATCTTCTCCTCAAGGGAGTCAACCAGTCTCACGTCCTGGATGTTGTACGAAACGAATTTCTGCCAGTCTTTGGTGTAAAACTCCTTGAAACTGTCGTATTCTGAGTGATCTAACTTCTTCTCACCTAGTTCGACTTCACCGATGTAGTCAAGTTTATAACTTTCTTGTGCTTTGTAGGTGAATTTCTTGTACAGATCGAGGTAATCAAGGACAGTGACGCCTGCAATGTCATAGATCAGACGCTCACGGTGCATGATGAACATCTCCTCACCTGTCACCAGTCCCCAGGGTGACATCTTCTTCATCATCTTCGTACCAAGCACACGGTTGATGCGCTTGCACAGGTACGGGATGTCGTACAACTGACAGTTCCACCCTGTTACCACGTCAGGGGTGTCCTTTTCCCAGTAATTGATGAAGTGCTGCAACAAATCATACTCATCGTTGCACTGCACGTACTTGACCATAGGGTCGGTGTTGTGGTACTTACCTACACCGAAGGTCAGAATCCGTTTGGTTGCATAATTCTGCAGGGTGATGCATAGCATCTCCTCATCACAGTTCTCAACCGTAGGGAATCCCTTCTCAGCAGACACCTCGATGTCGATGGTGACCACCTTCATCTTCTTGATGTCGAACTTGATCTCGTTCTCTGGGTACTTATCAGATATGTACTGGTAGACGTACCGATTGTTGCCGTAGATCTCGAAGTTCTCTACATCACCATGAGTTTTGTAGAACTCACGGCAATCCTTGACTGTTCCTGGTTGGATGCTCTGGACATACTTGCCGTCCAGAGTCTTGAATTGGGTCTTCTTACGTGATGGAACAAATAATGTTGGTTGGTAGCTCTCTCTAGTTTTGATCGGGCGACCGTTTTCATATCCACGAACCAGAAAGTCATTGCCGACCATCTGCACGTTGGTGTAGAACCTCATTCAGCGGTGACCTGCTGGTATTTTTCGAGTTGGAACTTGTTAGGTTCGACTATGGTCAGAATACTATCAGAATGGATCATGAGTTCACTCTGTTCTGTGAACTCTGGCCATGATTCGTAAGTAATCTTGTCGATGTCACCCTCGTGGATGACGATTTTATACGGTTTGATGAGTTTGCAGTCGGGTTCACCCAGTTCTGTGCTCACTTCTTCTACTCGTGAGATAAGAACCAGGTCATTCTTCAATACTAAGATCTGGATCATGGAAGAGACAATCTCCTATTTTTCAATTTTACCATGGATTGACGTATCTTATCAATATATCCAGAGTTTCTCAACTCTTTGAAGACAAGGTTCTCAAATCCATACTCGCCGTACTTATCAAGCGAGGATGCACGTGCTGTGCGGAGTTTTTTGACGATTGACTTGAGTGCTTCAGGTTTCTCCGTCTGAATCAGAGTGTCAATCTTGTTTTTCAGGTTGTTCGTCTTCTTGGTGAGTTCAAATTCATCGATCTCACCCTCAAATTTCTGAGGTTCCTGCACCCATTTGTTCTTTAGAACGCTGTAGACGCCTTGACTTACCTTTCTAGTGATACCAGGGCGTTCAATGTATGGTTCTACAGGTGCTCCGTAGACTTTGACATCGTGAGTCAGTTCCCACAACGTCTTCTTGTCCATAAAATAGTCCGAAATTAGTTCCGGATCGCATTTTGGTACAAGATCTGGGTTGATGACGAGGTGAACATCGATGTCACTGTACTGAGTGTAGTTGTAACCGGCGTTACCACCCAGCATCAGCACGTCTACGATCGCAGAATCGTCCAAATCAACGAAATCTGCGAACGCTTTCGCAAAATTCATCAGTGCACGACGCACATCTGGTTTGAGTTTCGTCCCAATCCAGAACTTAGGATTCAAATCATCCCTAAAACGCAAAGTCAGACCCGCAGTTTCCCGCAGATCTGATGCTTTGATGTGATGAAGGACTCTATTGTACACTAAACTACGACTGTCATCGTATTATTTAGAGGTACTCTTTACGGGCATGGTGATCAGGGACGACTTTCTTCAGAGTTACGATCAAAAGTCCGTCCTCAAAGGTTACTGAGGAGATTTCTACGTCTTCACTCAGTGTCCATGCACGCTCAAAGTTACGGTTGGCAAGTCCACGATGGATATATTCTCCATCCGCTTCCTTCTCACGCTTGCCTTCGCAGACAAGTTTGCCGTACTCAGAGTAAACCTTGACTTCCTCCCTCTTGAACCCCGCCAGTGCAATCTCTAGGCGTGTCTCGTGGTTACTAAGTTGGATGATGTTGTATGGAGGGTAGTTACCAACCGTGTTGGACTCCCAGAATTGATTGAATGTTGTGTCCCAACCAAGGGCATTCTTATTGATACGATCAATTAGGTCCGGCAGACCAGCTGCACGAAACTTCTCTACGTTAGACATTGATAATCTCCTGTTCAGGCAGATGTTTTTGTGTGGACCCGTGAGGCATCCACACATATTTATACCACTACCTTGATTTTTTGGAGTTCGGAGAACCGATCAGGATTCTTGGGTTCTCTTCTTACCAATGTTGTACTTGGTCTCCAGTGACCACTCACCCTTCTCGCGGAAAGAGATGACTTTGATCTGATTCAGAGGAGAAACATCCATGATGCCCTCTCGATCTTCGTCAGAAATGAGAACTAGACCCCAATCAACCAGCAGGTTGACAATACGATTACGACGCTGCACGTCATTGATCGTCAGATTTGCCCTCTTGCCATCCAAGGCAAACAGTTCCTTGAAGTGGACGATGAAATACCGTCCCTGCTTATGCAGAATATGGCAGGACTGGTACAGTTTCTTTTCCTTCCGACTCGCTACACCAATACGGGTAAGAGTCTCGCGGACTTTTAGAAAATCGTCTGGTTCTTGGAGAACCACTTCAATCATTTTTTCAGGGGACCATTCGTAAATAGGTTCACCACCGTTCATTGCAACCCTCCGGTCTCAAGTCGTTGTCTAATAATGTCTAACTGATCGTTAGATAAAAGAGGGAGCACTTGCTTCGCCTTTTCGTCAGAATAACCGTAGTATTTTTTGACAATCTGGAGATTCACTAGCTCGTCTTTCCTGACCCAAGGAGAGAATCTCTTCTTCGGTCTCAGGGTATTTAGTAAAAAATCGTATTGTAACTTATAATCCAGAGAATGGTTGATATTCATCTCGTTTGCATACATCAACGAGTCGATGTGTCCAGACAGACATCGGTTGACAATGTATGGGAGATACTTGGGTTCGAGGAGGGGGTCATCATCAATCAGATTGGTCTTACTCACGTTGATGGAGTTCAACCAATCGCTCAATTCAGGCATTCTTTTTCCGAATAATGATCTGGTCGTTCTTGTAGTCAGGGACAAACTCTAGAGGGACATCATGTTCCCAGCACAGTTCTTCGTACAAACTGTTGAGGGTTGCCATGTCCTCCCAAAGGTCAGTGGGTTGGTTATCCATCATCCAGACAGCATACCATAGTATCTATCGATTGAAAATCCTTTGTTTCAGTTCCTCTGTCCACTTATCATAATAATTTGTCCTCCTCAACTCCTCCCTAGCGTCCTCTAATTCACGTCTCTTCTGCACCAGAAGCAAGACCAGTCCACTGTTTAGATGCATGCCTCCTACCTCCTCTACGAGGTCAGGATGCTCCTCCAGGAACAGGAACTCAGGATAAATTTTGTTGCACTTCTCTGCTAATTCTGTTACCCACTCAGCAGATTGATTTTCCATAACAAAGATGACTACTTCTTTAGTCCATTTCTTTGCCATGTACCCCGCGATCTGGGGGAAGTCTTCATAGTTGATTATCTCAACCTTGTTTTTTACAAAGGCAGATTTAGCAAACGGACAGGGTGGCATCCCACCAAATATTTCACTAGGTTTTGTCAGTTTGCTAAACCATGCTTGAAGACTAATCTCTTTGTCTCCAATCATCACTTCGATCCGTACGGAACCACTCCATTATATCATCAGCACCAGAAAATTCAGTCTTATGTTCAGAAGGATCTGGTGATCCTAAATTCAAGTCGTTGTAAAATCCATCACCTGGATTCATTACCTCACGCCGTGCACGATTCAACCAAGTTCTAGCGGTTGTATTTGCCTTCGCCATCTTGTTTGCCCAAATCATGTCCTCTAGTGGGACAGATTCACCCTGCACAATCTTTCTGCAGATGCCTTCAAGACGCAGGCGATATTGAGTGGACAGCATATAGGATTACTCATGCATTACTATCTAGGTGCTTTTCCATTGCCAACTTCAGTTCGTAGACATGTTCTAACTCATCGTTGAGGATCTCAAGAATTTTGTCATCATGCCCATGGATACCCAGGAACTTGGCGTAGGTCTCAGCAGCGTGGACTTCTACTTCAAACGATAGGTGGTACGCTGACTTAGGAGCCAACCAGTAATACACCACATTGACCCAATAGTAGAGAAGTACCAGGTGTTTGGCGAGAAAACGGTCAACCCAATAATGATTACCGCCCCTGCTCTCCATGTATTCCAGATGTTCGGTTTCATTGACGCTCTGCTCGAAGTGTTGTTTCATCAAATAGAGATGGTCCGGTCCACGGAGACCCATGCTCTCGCGGAAATGTAGGACACTCAGAAAAGCAAAATAGGGTGCCCGAGCAATCTCCTCAAGCACCCAAAATCTTTGATAA